GCGGCGGATGTGGCTTGGTGGCTTTCGACGCATTTGGGCGAGCGCGTTTTGCTTAAGCCCGATCTGGATCAGATCCCTGCGCTGTCGGGCGAGCGTGACCAGCAATGGAAGCGCGTGGGCGAGGCTCAATTCCTGAGCGATGTGGAAAAGCGCGTGCTGCTTGGGCTGCCGCCTCTGGCCGAGGGTTGAGGGCATGGCGACGGGTGGGTCGCGCTATCTCAAGGAGCCGTTTGCGGTGCATGAGCAGCGCATGGAGGCGACCGAGAGGATTATGGAACTGCAATTCGCACAGGTCGATCAGCGGCTTGGGCGGATCGAGACGATGATTGAGGGGCTTGAGAGGCGCTTGTGGATGACGGTGTACGGGGTGGTTGCGGTGATCCTGACCCAAGCTGTTCAGGGCGTATTGGACTTTGCGCCGAAGTAAGGAAAAGCGACATGAAGACAAGTGATTACGGGCTGGAATTAAAGTTCTGTGCCAACGATGCCTTGCCGGTTCAAGTCACCGATGGGTCGGTGATCGAGGGCTATGCCAGCCTGTTTGGTTTGCCCGATCAGGGTGGCGATATCGTGTGCAAAGGGGCCTATAGGCGCGGGCTGGAGCGGCTGAAAGCGCGCGGGGGCAGCGTCAAGATGCTGTGGCAGCATGACCCCGCCCAGCCGATCGGGATCTGGGACGAAATTTATGAGGATGCGCGCGGGCTGTACGTCAAGGGGCGGTTGCTGCCTGACGTGGCCCGCGCCCGCGAGGCGGCGGTGCTGATCGCAGCGGGGGCGATCGACGGGCTGTCGATCGGCTATCGCACGATCGCCGCCGAGAAGGACGCAAAAGGCCAGCGGCTGCTTGCGGAACTGGAGCTTTGGGAGGTGTCGCTTGTGACATTTCCGATGCTTCGCGAGGCGCGTGTGGCGTCTAAGGTAGAGCCCTTAGATGGCACGTTGCGCGATCTGGCTGGGGTGCTTTGCAGCGCTACAGCGGAACTGGCCGCGCGCTGAGCGCCCGGCCCATTGATCGCAATGGAGATGGAGTGAGCATGAAGACCGAGACCAAGGCTCGGGCCGGGACGGGTATGTCCGAAGGCCCGGACCCGGCAACTGAGGTGAAAGCCGCGCTGGCCGGGTTCCTAAAGGAAGTCAAAGGCTTCCAAGAAGAAGTGACTGTAAAGATGCAACAACAGGATGAGCGTTTAACCATGCTGCAGACCAAACATATGACCGCCGGGCGTCCCGCCCTTTCCGCCGCTGCGCTTGAAGAAGCGCCCCATCAGAAGGCTTTCGCGGCTTATCTGCGCTCGGGCGATGATGATGCGCTGCGCGGGCTGAGCCTTGAGGGCAAGGGGCTGAACACGGCTGTGGCCGCTGAGGGGGGCTATCTGGTCGATCCGCAGACCAGCGAAACGATCCGCGGTGTGCTGACCTCGACCGCCTCGATCCGCATGATTGCCAATGTCGTCAATGTCGAGGCGAGCTCGTTCGATGTGCTGGTGGATCATTCAGAAATGGGCTCTGGTTGGGCCACGGAAACGGCCAATCTGACCGAGACCACGACGCCCCAGATCGACCGGATTTCGATCCCGCTGTATGAGCTGGCGGCGATGCCTAAGGCGAGCCAGCGTCTGCTGGATGACAGCGCGTTTGATGTCGAGACCTGGCTGGCGCAGCGTATTGCCGAGAAATTCGCGCGCGCCGAGGCGCAGGCGTTCATTTCGGGCAATGGCGTGGACAAGCCTACTGGTTTCCTGACCCATCCGGCTGTGGCCAATGATGCGTGGGCCTGGGGTGGTCTGGGCTATGTTGCGACCGGAGCGGATGGCGATTTCGCCTCGGTGAACCCGGCGGATGCGGTGGTGGATCTGGTCTATGCGCTGGATGCCGAATATCGCGCCAACGCGTCATTCGTTATGAACTCGAAGACGGCGGGTGCTGTGCGCAAGATGAAGGATGCGGATGGCCGCTTCTTGTGGTCGGACGGACTGGCAGCGGGCGAGCCTGCGCGCCTGATGGGCTATCCGGTACTGATTGCCGAGGACATGCCCGATATCGCCTCGGATGCGGTGGCCGTGGCGTTTGGTGATTTCAACGCGGGTTACACCGTGGCCGAGCGTCCGGACCTGCGCGTGTTGCGTGATCCCTTCTCGGCGAAACCGCATGTGCTGTTCTATGCGTCCAAGCGTGTTGGCGGGGATGTGAGCGATTTCGCCGCGATCAAGCTGCTGAAATTCGCCGTTTCCTGAGGGACGTGACGGGGCGCGGGGGGCGCAAGCCCTCCGGTCCTTGAGCCGGGTAACCGGTTCGGGGTGGGCGCGGGTCTGTCAGCCGCTGCCTAGCTGCTCCCTCCGTTCGAGTGGCGGCGGGGCCTGCGTCCGACATGAAGGGGGCATCCCGATGGCGTCGGGGTGTCACCTTGTGAATTTCGGAGAGAGTCCATGATGTTAAGAGAAGAGACGACGGTGGCCACAAGCGCGCTGCCTTTGGTCGAGTTTCGCGATCACTTGCGGCTGGGCACGGGCTTTGGCGATGTTGGAGCGGAGGATGCGGCGCTTGAGGCGTATTTGCGCGCTGCGATGGCCGCGATCGAGGGGCGCACGGCGAAGGCGTTACTGGCGCGCGACTTTGTGCTGAGCGTTGAGGCGTGGCGTGACGGGGCGGTGCAGGTCCTGCCGGTTGCACCGGTGATTGCAGTCTTGGAGGCGCAGCTGGTGGATCGGGCCGGGGCGATCACGGTGATCGAAGCCGCGCGTTACAGGCTCATCGAGGATATGCAGCGCCCGCGTGTGGAAGCGGTGGGGGCGAGCTTGCCGACGATCCCGCTGGGGGGAGTGGCGCGGATCCGGTTCACGGGTGGGTTTGGTCCGCGTTGGGCGGATCTGCCGGTTGATCTGGCGCAGGCGGTGTTCTTGCTGGCGGCGCAATATTTCGAGCTGCGCCATGACAGTGCGGGGGCGGGCAGCGAAATGCCTTTTGGCGTGCTGGCGCTGATTGAGCGTTGGCGCACGGTGCGCATGTTGGGAGGTCGCGGATGAGTGTTCCGGTTCTCAATCGCAAGCTGGTGTTGGAGGCGCCTGAACGGGTGGCTGATGGGGCTGGCGGGTTTGTGCATTCTTGGCTGGCTTTGGGCGAGGTCTGGGCGCAGATGAGCCCCGGCACCGGTGTGGAGCGGGCAGGCGAGTTTGTGACGCTTGCTTCGGTGCCGTGGAAGATCGTCGTGCGGGGCGCGCCCGAGGGATCGCCGCGCCGCCCCTTGCCCGAGCAGCGGTTTCGCGACGGGGCGCGGGTATTTCGCATTCTGGCGGTCGCGGAATATGACCTTGCCGGGCATTACCTGACCTGTTTTTCCCGTGAGGAGGTGGTGGCATGAGCTATGCGATTGGGGCCGCCTTGCAGGCGGCGGTGTACGAGCGCTTGCAGGGTGATCTCGTGCTGACCGATTTGGTGGGCGCGGCGGTTTATGATGCGGTGCCTGCGGGCACGGTGACGGGCACTTACGTCAGTCTTGGGCCGGAGGATGCGCGCGATGCCTCGGACAAGACCGGTGACGGGGCGGTGCATGATTTCATCGTCTCGGTGATCACGGATGAGGCGGGGTTTCAGGCGGCTAAACAGGTGGCCGAGGCGATCTCGGATGCGCTGTTGGGGGCCGATCTGGCGCTGAGCCGTGGGCATGTCGTGGGGGTTTGGTTCCTCAAGGCCAAGGCTCGGCGCGTGGATAAAGGCGCGACCCGACGAATTGATTTAACCTTTCGCGCACGCGTCGAAGCTTAAGCCACACTTGCAAAAAATCAACATTCTGTTGGCGCTGTTAAGGCGGCGACGGGCGGTTTCTTTCACTAATCGGAGAATGAGCCATGGCGGCGCAGAACGGTAAGGATCTTTTGATCAAACTCGATATCAATGGCAATCAGACCTTTGAGACCATCGCGGGGCTGCGTGCCACGCGCATCACCTTCAACGCGGAAACGGTTGATGTGACCTCGCTGGAGAGCGAAGGGCGGTGGCGCGAATTGTTGGGGGGCGCGGGGGTGCGCTCGGCTTCGATTTCGGGCTCTGGCGTGTTCAAGGATGCCGGCACGGATGAGCGCGCGCGCCAGATTTTCTTCGATGGCGAGGTGCCCGAATTTCAGGTTGTGATCCCCGATTTCGGGATCGTGCAGGGCGCGTTCATGATCACCTCGATTGATTATGCAGGCAGCCATGACGGCGAGGCGAGCTATGAGATTGCGCTGGCTTCGGCGGGCGCGCTGGCCTTCACCGCGATCTGAGGGGGGGGGCGAGATGGCGAACCCTTGGGCTGGTGAGGTCGAGATCAAGCTTGATGGTGTGGGGCATCGCGCAAAGCTGACGCTGGGCGCGCTGGCCGAGTTGGAGGCCGAGATCGGCGAGAGTGGCGGGATGATCGCGCTGGTCGAGCGGTTCGAGGCGGGGCGGTTTTCCAGTCGCGATGTGCTGGCACTGATCGTGGCGGGGCTGCGGGGGGGCGGTTGGCGAGGCTGTGCGCAGGATTTGCGCAGTGTCGAGATTGGCGGCGGCCCGATGGCGGCAGCGCAGCGTGCAGCCGAATTGCTGGCGCGCGCGTTTGCGGTGCCTGGTGAGGGGGCTGCGTGAATGCGCGGGGCGGGCTGGATTGGGCGGGGCTGATGCGGATGGGACTGCATCATCTACGCCTGCGCCCGGCGGAATTCTGGGCACTCACCCCTGCGGAACTGGCGATCATGTTGGGGGAGAGCGTGGCTGGTGCGCGCGCGATGGGGCGGTCGCGCTTTGAGGCGTTGCTGGCACGGTTTCCAGATGGCGCGGATGGATCTGAAAGGAAGAACGGATGATCGAAGTGGATGGGCTTGACGGGCTGGGGCAGCAGGCGGCTGATCTTGAAAAGAGCTTGGGCGGTGCGGGTGCGATGGCGGAGGTGTTCAATTCCGAGTTGGCCTCAATGCGCGAGAGTTTGATCTTTACCGGGCGCGAGGTGAACACGCTGAGCAACGCGTTCGGGCGCACGCTTAAAAGCGCGTTTGACGGTGTCGTGTTTGACGGGATGAAGCTGTCGGATGCGTTGACGCAGGTGGCCCAAAGCATGGCGAACAGCGTTTACAACGTTGCGATGAAGCCGGTGCAATCGGCAGTCGGCGGCGCGTTGGCGAACGGGATGAACTCGGCATTGAGCGGGATGTTTGCCTTTGCCGATGGCGGGGCGTTTAGCCAAGGCCGGGTGATGCCGTTTGCCAAGGGCGGCGTGGTGAGCAGCCCGACGACATTTCCGATGCGCGGTGCCACGGGGTTGATGGGCGAAGCAGGCCCTGAAGCGATCATGCCGCTGGCACGGGGGGCTGACGGACGGCTGGGTGTGGCCTCGCAAGGGGGACGATCGGTCAATGTGGTGATGAATGTGAGCACGCCCGATGTTGCAGGGTTTTCACGCAGTTCGACGCAGATTGCGGCGCAGGTGAACCGCGCGCTGGCG